CACCCAGCGCGTGGGACCGATGCCGCTGCTCGCGATCGAGGGCGTGGCCGGGCGCACCGACCCGGAGACCTACGGCCCGGCCAAGGACCAGCCGGCGCTCGACCAGCCGTTCGTGCCGCCGATCGGAGTCATCCCGCACATGGGCACCGCGGACGACCAGGCGTCGCTGCAGGCGACGAGCAACTACCAGACCCAGGTGCGGCAGCAGCTCGACAGCGAGGAGGGCGGCACCCCGGCCCGCGAGAGCGCGGCGCAGCACGATCAGCGCGGCGCACGCCTTGGCCTGCCGTCCCAGCAGCCCGCCTCGGGCGAGCCGCAGCAGACCGCGAAGCCGCCACAGACCTCCACACCGAACCCCGGTGCACCGGTCGCCAAGGCGATCAGCGGGCAGGAGGCCGCCGAACTGGCCGCGTTCCGCCGCTTCGTCAAGCAGCGCGAGGACTGGGGCCGCTGGACGCACGACTTCGAGTTCCGGCACGTCGACCCCGACACCGCAGCGCAGCTGAACGCGGGGGCGTGCGCGCAGGTGCTCAAGGCCGACGCCGTCGCGCGGGAGGTCTACCAGCAGCTGCTCGGCGACTTCCCGGCCGACAAGGTGCGCTGGGTCCTCGCCCTGCACTGGACCGGCCCGCAGGTCGTGCCGCTGGACCAGGTGGATTTCAGCAACGAGGACTCGTGGGCCGCGTCCCACGACCCGAAGCGGGTCGGCAAATTCGCTAAGAAGATCCGCGCGGGCAAGAAGGTCAAGCCCGCGATCCTGATCGACCGCCCCGGCCACCCGCAGGCCCTGGTCGCCGACGGCCACCACCGCGCCAAGGCGTACCGACTCGAGGGCCGCGGGGTCTACGCGTATGTGGCGCACCCGCGCGAGAACCTCGGACCCTGGGACGAGTTGCACGCCTCGCAGATCCACGGGCACGCCGCGGTAGCCAAGGCCGGCGACGTCGAGCCGGATCCGGTCGGCGCCCATGCCGCGGGTATCGCGGTGCGCGCCGCCGACTCCGGGCGCGTGCTGATGCTTCAGCGCGGACTGGACGAGAGCGACCCGGCTGCGGGCACCTGGGAATTCCCCGGCGGCAGGCTCGAGGTCGGCGAATCCCCGGCGCAGGCCGCGGTGCGCGAGTGGGCCGAGGAGACCGGCTGCGTCCTGCCCGCCGGGCAACTGGCCGGCGCCTGGTCCACCCCCGATGGGGTCTACCAGGGCTTCGTGTGGCAGGTGGCGTCCGAGGCGGACGTGCCGATCGACGGCACCCGCGACCAGGTCACCAACCCGGACGACCCGGACGGCGACCAGTTCGAGGCCCTGGCCTGGTGGGATCCGGCGCAGCTGCACGGCAACCCGGCGGTGCGCCCGGAACTGCTGGCCACCCTGCCGCAGGTGCTCGCCGCACTCGGCCACGCCCAGCCCGCGCAGGCTCCGGTCGAGAAGGCCGCGACCCTGACCAAGGCGCAGGCGCGCTACCGCGACCCGAGCGACGAGCCCGGCAAGCACTGCGGCAACTGCTCCATGTTCCGGTTGCGCGCACCCGACTTCGAGACGGGCGCGTGCACGCTGGTGCAGGGCGGCATCGACCCCGGCGCGGTATGCGACCACTGGGATCCGGCCGACAGCGTCACGAAGGCGGCCGGCGACCCAAAAGAACCAGCCCGGCGGGATGACACCTGGCCGGGCTGGGCGCTGGATCTGGCCGCCGCCGCCTACTGGGCGCCCCAGCTAGCCTCCGACCTGCTCGCCGCGTTCGACGCCGCCGCGCTGGTCGAGGCGTACCTGGCGGCGCACCAAGAAGCCGTCGGCAGCGACGAGAAGGCCAAGCGCCACCTGATCGAGGCGGCGCTCGCGCTGCTCGCCGCTCAAGGCGTAGCCGCCGCGCTCATCCGGGCGCTCACGCCGCGGATGAGCGCCCTCTACACCGACGCCTACCTGATCGGCGCGACCAGCGGGCAGGCCGTGCTCGACGCCGCCGCCGCCGGAGAACCGGTCAGCCGGGCCGTCGCCGAGGTCGGCGACTGGCAGCCCGGGCGAAGCGATATCGCCCGGCAGCTGCTCGGCGAGATGGGCGACGGCAGCGGCCTGGAGGCACTACTGGCCGACGCGGGCGTGCACATCACCTCGATCGCCGATTCCCGCCTCGGCGACCTGGCGCGCGTCCTCGCGGACGGCCTGCTGCGCGGCGAGAACGCCGAGGCCCTGACCGAGGAAGTGCGGGCGCTACTGAGCAACCCGTCACGGGCTCGGCTGGTGACCATCACCGAGATCACCCGGGCGTCCACCGCGGCAGCGATGCGCGCGTACAAGCGCGCGGGCGTGCACTCCACGCGCCAGGTCACGGTCGGCGACGCACGCGTCTGCGTGATCTGCGACGAGAACGCGGCAGCCGGTCCGGTGCCGATCGGCACCCCGTACCCGTCCGGCGACCTGCACTGCCCAGTCCATGCCGGCGACCGCTGCGCCAACATCCCCGCCTGACATCACGGGAGGCGCACATGGCCACACGCCGCGATCTGGCCAACGCCCTGATCCGCGCGCAGAGCCCGCAGTTCGTCAAGGCCGTGGCGGAGAAACGCTTCGTGCTCGGTCTGGCCTACCAGGCCGGACGCGACCCGAACATCAAGCGCGGCGCCGACGGGCGCAAGGACTACTTCACCGCCGACGAGCTGGAGAAAGTCGCCTGGGGGTTCCTGGCCGACGGCGGCCGGCAGATCGGCGTCGAGCACGCCGACGGCACGGTCGGCGCGGCCCGCACCGCCGAGTCCTTCATCTGGCGCTGGGACCCGATGCCGATGACCGCGATCGACGGCTCGCTGGTCGTGGTCAAGTCCGGGGACTGGCTGCTCGGCGCGATCTGCTCCCCGCTGGCCTGGGACCTGGTCAAGTCCGGCCACATCACCGGCTGGTCGCCGCAAGGGCGCGCCAAGCGCCGCACCCCACTGACATGACACCCGCAGGGAGCGCGCCATGGGTCAGGGCGTAGAGCCGGACGACGAAGGCTGGACCGAGGCGTACGACGGCGAGGTCGAGCGCAGCGACATGGTCGGCAAAGCCGCCAACGGCACCGCGTTCCTGCTGATGAAGTCCGCGCAGAACGCCGCCGCCGGGGGGCTGTTCGCCGCCGAGGACGTGCACAAGCTGATGGACGAGGCCGACTCAGCCGAGCTAGCCAAGGCCACCTACGAGGCACTGGTCAAGGAGAAGTACAGCGCCGAGGACCGGCGGCGCATGGCTGGCAACGGCCAGGCGATGGACGACGGCTCCTACCCGATAGCGGACGCCGAGGACGTACGCAACGCGGTGCACGCGGTCGGCCGTGGTGGCGCCAGCCACGACGCGATCCGCCGCCACGTCATCGCCCGCGCCAGGGCGCTCGGGCAGTCCTCGCAGATCCCTGACAGCTGGGCGTCGGACGGGTCGCTCGAGACGCCCGCGGTGGCCAAGGCCGACGGGGAGCCGGGCTCCCCGGCCTGGGAGGCGCAGGACGCCGCGCAGGCCCAGGACGCCATCAAGCAGCTCGGCGCGCTGCGCGCCCTCGTGCAGCAGCTGGTCGCCCGCGAAGGTGCCGAGGTCGGCGCCGGACACCTCGACGACCTCGATGACGCGCTCGATCTGAAGTGCATCGACGACGCCCTGTGCTTCGCCATGGACGGGCTGACCGCCTTCGCCGTCGGCGAGCGGGCCGCTGCCGCGATCGCGAAGGCCGCGGCCAAGGGCGGGGCCAGCGCCGTGCACGACACCATCACCAAGCTCGCCGGCGCCTGCGGGTGCCCGGTGTGCGCCGGCTGGATCGCCGGCGCGAAGCAGCAGGGCGACCTGACGGAGGCCGCGCAGCCTCCCGAGGACGCCAACGACGGCCCGGCCGCCGATCAGCAGGCGCCGCATCCCGCGCCGCCCAAGCCGACGCCCGCGGCGACGCCCGCGGTAGCCACCCCGGAGCAGACCATGACCAAGACGGCCGACACCGAGAGCACCGCGACCACGTCGGCGCGCACGGACGACCAGGCCGCCGCCTTGAAGAAGGCGCAGAGCAAGGCAGAGAAGAAGGCCAAGAGGGCCGCTGTGGAGGCCGCACTGCTGAAGGCCACGGAGCGCAACACCGAGCTGGAGGGGCAGGTCTCCGACCTGCTCAAGCGGGTGGAGCGAGTGGAGTCGGCACCGGCGCAGGGGTCAGGGCCGGTGTTCAACGGCGCCGCAGTCGGTGCCACCCCGCAGCCCGCACCCGGGATCACCCCCGGCGCGGTCGTGGACGAGCGCGCGGCGCTCACCAAGGCCATCGCCGAGGAGAGCGACCCGGTGCGCAAGGCGGAGCTTCAGGAGCGCTTCGTCGTCGGCGGACTCAAGGCCGTGTTCGCGGCCGGCCCGACCGTCGCTCCCGCCCCCCGCCCGCAGGGCTAGCGGCATCCCCCGACCCTTCAGCCCCCGCCGACGAACTGGCGCGGGGCCGATCCCGCATGGGAGCACGCATGGACCCCTCTGTGCTGGAGAACGTCTCGGAGGAGACGCTCGCAGCCATCGTGAACCTGGCCAAGGCCGCCACCAACGGCGCGACCTTCGCCACCGGCATCTACGGCTACGACCTCTCGGGCCTGGTCAGCCAGGTCCCGGTCAACACCCCGACGTTCGACCGGTTCGCCCGCCGCCCCGGTGACGGGTCGCTCAACGCGAACTGGCGCGCCCTGCTCAACATCAACAACCAGCAGCCGAACCCGTTCGTGGGTCCGGACGCGGGCGGTAACTTCGTCCTCCTGCAGGAGGTCAACGTCTCCGCCCCGTACATGCCGGTGCGTGTCTCGGGCCAGGTGACCCGCGACTCGATCGACTACGGCAAGGGATACGCCGACACCAAGGCGATCGCGTCGATGCAGACGCTGATGCAGTGGCGGATCCTGGACAACAAGGCGATCCTCGGCGGGCAGGCGTTCGCGCTGCCGGCCATCGGCACCGTCTCGCTGTCCACCTCCACCACCGGCGGTTCGATCGCGGCGACCACCACGGTGCACGTGCGCGTCGCGGCGCGCTCGCCGTACAACTACTACTGGGGCGGCTCGAGCATCGCCTCGGCCGACCAGTCCATCGCCACGGGCGCGGGCTCCACGAACTCGGTGACCGCCACCTGGCCCGCGGTACAGGGCGCGGTCGCGTACGACATCTACGTCGCCGGGTTCTACGTGACCACGACCACCGTGAACACGTACACGGTCACCACGGTGCCGATCGCGAACGCCACGCAGGTGCCCAACCTGCCGGACCTGTTCGCCACCCCGCCCTCGGCGGTGCCGGGAACGGACACAAGCTTCAACGCCTCGACCTCGTACAACGGCGTGATCGCGACCCTGTCCGGGGACTACACGACCAACGGCCCGCTCAGTACCCCGGGCACCGGGCAGTTCTCCTCGGGCGCGACGTTCCAGTCGCTCAACGGCTCGACGATGACGAACAACGGCCAGGGCATCACCGAGATCGACAACATGCTGCTGGCGATCTACAACGCGGCCCAGCTCTCGCCCACCCTCATGATCATGAACGCGCAGCAGGCGCAGGACATGGCCAAGAAGGTGCTCGCGAACAACAGCGCCGTGCTGTACCTGGACCCGAAGGCCGACCGCACCGGGATGACGGCGGGCGGCATGATCGGCCGGTACATCAACAAGGCCAGCGGCGGCGACACCGTCAGCATCATGGTCGACCCGCACTACCCGCCCGGCTCCATCTCGTTCCTCGCCGAGCGCATCCCGTACCCCAACTCCGGGATCACCTCGACCTTCGAGGTGCGCACCCTGCGGGACGTCGCCGAGTACCCCTACGGCCCGCAGCTGCAGGCCGGCACGGTCGGCGGCGGCCCGCGCGACGTGTGGGACCAGTCCTCGATCGAGACCGTGGTCAACCGCGCGCCCGTGGCGTGCGGCATGCTCCAGAACATCGCCGCGGGCTGACCGCCTCCCTTCACTGCGCCGCCCGGCCTCTCCCCTCGCGCCGGGCGGCGCGCCCCACCTTCGACCCGGAAGGAACCGACGTGTTCGTCACCTCGACGCGCGGCGCGAACAAGGTCAACCACGACGGCCGCAACTACGAGCCACACCAGGGCTATGTGTTCGAACTGCCGCAGGATCTGGCCGAGCATCTGCTGTCCATGTCCGACGCGAACGGCCCGCTGTGGCGCATGCCCGTGCAGGAGGACTACGACCTGCCCGGCGAGGACATCGCCGCGCCGCCCCCGACGCCGGTCAAGCGCGCCGCGGCCCGCAAGTCCGCCAAGCCCGCGCGCAACGGCGTTCCGGGGCCGGACGTCACCGGGCAGTGACGCAGCGGCTGGTCGTGCTGCCGTACACGCGGCTGCACCCGGTCACCGCGCGCCTGGCGAACACCCATGCGCCGGGCCATGTGCGCGTCATGCTCAACCCGGACGACGGCACCGACCCGCGTCCGGCGTCCGAGTACTGGGACCTGCTCGCCGAGCTCTGGAAGCTGCCCGGCGATCTGGTCGTGGTCGAGCAGGACATCGGCCTGCGCGCGGGCGTCATCGAGGGCTTCGACGCCTGTCGGCGCCCGTGGTGCGGCCACCCGTACCGCGTCGGCAGCGAACTGGTCGTCGCTCTCGGCTGCACCCGCTTCACCGCCGAACTCAAGGCCGCGCAGCCGGACCTGCTCGAACGCGTCGGCCAGATCAGCGAGCCTGGGATGCCCGCCAAGCACTGGCGGCGCCTGGACGTGCGCCTCGCCGACCAGCTGCGCCGCCGCGGCTACCGCGTGCACGAGCACGAGCCCGCGGTCGCGCACTACCACCGCTACCCCGCGTAGGAGGCCGCCGTGACCCCCACGCCCGCGGTCGCCCCGTACGTGCCCTCCTACGCCACCTACACCCCGTACGTGTCGGCCACCGAGGTGTTCAACACCAACCTCGGTGTGGACGTCTCGCAGCTGGTGGTCGGCGGCAACACGTCCGCGAACCAGGCGGCGTTGACCGACCTGCTGCTGCGCGCCAGCAACCAGGCCGACCTGATGTGCCTCAAGGTGCTGGCCGCCACCCTGGACGTGCAGGCCGGGGAGTACCGGGTCTTCCGCGACGGCACGATCCGCGTTCCGGTGGATTACACGCCGCTGGTCAGCGTCAACAGCGTGCAGGTCGGTTTTCAGGCGAACAACCTCACGGCCCTGACGGACCTGTCCGGGGTGTGGGTGCAGAAGAAGGTCGCGCGCATCCCCGTGTGGGGCGTCGGCCTGCAACAGCCGAACCTGACACCGCCCGCGCCGGCCTACCCGGGCGTCGGCAAGGTGTTCGCGACCGTGCAGTACGTCTCCGGGTGGGCGCACACCACGCTCGCGTCCACCGCGACGCAGGGCACCGCGCAGCTGGCCCCGGTCAGCGTGCTCGGGATCGTGCCCGGCCTGCCGCTGACCCTGCGCGACGGGGTGAACACCGAGGTCGTCACCGTCGCGGGCAACTACGTGCCCGGCGCGGCGACCGTGCCGCTGACCGGCAGCCTCCAGTTCACGCACTCCGCGGGCGCGACGCTCTCCGCGCTGCCGCCCACCATCAAGACCGCGGTGCTCAACCTCGCCAAATGGCTGGTCAAGGCACGCGGCAGCAAAGCCGTGGTCATGCCCTCGGTGCCCGGCAACGGCCGTGGACCGTCCAAGACGCAGACGGCGGACAAAGCCGGGCAGGAGGACTACGAGGCCGCGCGCCTCGCGCTGCTGCCCTTCAAACGGGCCAGGTGACGGCGTGAGCATGGCTACGGTGCGCGCCGCGATCCAGTCCTACCTCGCGAGCGCCGGCGTCACCGGCCTGACCAAAGTCTTCAAGGGCATGCCCGCCATCCAGGATCCGGCGCTGTGGAACCTGTCCGGGCAGCTGGGCTGGGGCGCCGTCGCGTTCGTGCACCTGACCGAGCATTCCGAGGGCCGCATCGCCGACCCGTTCGTGCTCGGCCAGAAGGAAGTGGAGTACATCGTTGGGATCGTCGTGCAGTACCGCTACGCGATCCCCGTCGAGAACGCCTCCGCTCTGAGTGGCGACGAGTGGACCACCGGGCTGGACACGGTCTTGGAGGGCCTTAAGGCCGCGATCCGCGCCGACCCGAACCACGGCACCGGCACGCAGGGCGCGATCTGGCAGGCCGGGCAGGAACCCGGCGGCCTGAAGGTGCGCTCCGAGCTTCCCACGATGGACGAGCAGCCCGGCGAGGTCTGGGTGTGGAACGTCCTGGAATACCACGTCACCGAGATCATCACCGCCTGACCTCGGCCTCCCCCTGATCTCCACCGGTCGTGCGCGGGTCCGCGCGGCCGGTGGTTCGTTTCCACGCCCCCGGAAGGCAGGCAGATGGCCACGCAGTCACCGCCGCCGGACGCTCCCGCGCCCGAGCCGGCCCCGCCGCAATCCGCGCCTGCCGCGCCGTCGACGGCGGGCGTGTACGAGTACGTCGACCTCACCCCGAAGACGTACCTGTTCCCGGACGGGCCGCAGACCGCCGAGAAGGGCGACGTGTGCGACCTGCCTTACGACCCGGGCGACAGGTGCTGGCAGTCCACCAAGAAGAAGGTCACGCGGCTGCGGGACAACGACCCGGAGCAGGCCGCGAAGACCGCCGCGCAGCAGTCCGCCGAGCGGGCGCGGGTGCTCGCGCAGGCAGCCGAGCGCGAAGCGAAGGAAGCCGCGGACCGTGAGGCCGCCGCGAACGGGACGGGGGCCTAAGCCATGGCTGGACCGACGCTCTACCCCACTTCCGGCCAGTTCTCCATGGTCGCCAAGGAGGTCACGCCCGGAACCCCGGTCAACGGCGTCGCCTCGCTGCCGATGGACACCTTCAAGTGGGAGGACAAGTTCGTCCCCCTCGACGACAAGGGTCTGCGCGGCGTCATGGGCTCCGACTCGTTCGGAGTGCAGCAGGGCGTGTGGATCTGCGACGTCTCCGCACTCAGCGGCCCGGTGTACCCGGACACGATCCCCTACATCACCGGCAACATCATGGGGGACGTCACCACCACCGGCACCGCCGCCCCGTACAAGCACGTGATGTCGCTGCTCAACCCGACCGCCTCCAACCCGACCGGTCAGGGCACCACGCACACCTGGACCCACTACTACGGGCCCACCACCACCTCCGGCGCGCGGCAGATCCCCAGCTTCTGCCTCAGCCAGGTGGTGTTCACCTGGGACGCCGCGACCGGGCTGCTGATGTGGTCCGGCAAGGGCCAGGGCTGGAAGTCGGTGGCCGCCGGCTCCCGGCCCACCTTCGCCCCCTCGACGATCAAGCCGTTCCCGGCCTGGTCGGCGCAACTCGGAGTCGGCGGCGTGCTGCCCGGCAACGCCGTCACCAACCTGGAGAAGGCCACGATCACGGTCAACCGCACGCTGGAGCTGGAGTACACCGGCAACGCCGTGCAGAACCCGCTCGCGATCGCGCGCACGGACCTGAGCGTGACCTTCGACTTCCAGTTCCTCGCGCAGGACGAGACGTACTACAACGACCTGATCAACAACACGCAGCCGCAGCTGCAGGTGCTGTTCACCGCGGGTGCGGGCGCGTCGCTGACCAGCTTCCAGATCGACATGCAGCAGGGCGCGTGGATCAAGAACCCGCCGGACTTCAGCAAGAAGATGGTGCGCTGGATGACCAACGGCAAGCCGATCTTCAACTCGACGAACGTCGGTGCGTCCGGCGGCCTCGCCCCGATCCAGTTCACCCACCAGAACGCGCTCGTCGCGGGCACGTACATCTAGGACCCGACGCAAGGAAAGGGCGACCCGGCCCCGTGGAAGACACACAACAGACCTCGACCCCGAGCGCGGACCCGAACCAGCCGGTACGGCACACGCTGCCCTCCGGCAAGGTCGTGGAGGTCCGCAGCCACCGCACGCTGCTCGGCTCCGACGGCGAGGCCGTCATCGCCGCGCAGACCGGCCCCGGGGCGCAGGGCGTCGTCGACATGCACAACGAACTGATCCGGCGCACGGTCACCCAGATCGAGCAAGGCGGCGACACCCGCCCCGCGCTGGACGGCACCCTGGAGGCGGTCAAGGCGCAGCGCATCGACGACTGGCGCGCCCTCTACCGGCTCATGGCCGACGCGTACGCGCTCGTGCTCGGCGTCTCCGTCATCCCGGACTTCGCCGAGTTCGCCGACCCAAAAGCGCCTACAGCGGACACCAGCGGTTCGCTGCCCGGCTAAGAGGCAAGGCCGGCCCGCGCCTGGCCGACCACGGCACCGACTGGGACGCCGCGGACGAGTACCTGTTCTTCCTGTGCTGGAAGGGCTGGGACAAGGCGCAGGTCGACGCCTACCCGCTGTATCTGCGCGCACGCGCACGCTACGCGTTCGAAGAATGGAACCGGATGCTGCGCGGGGAGTGACCCATGGCCGCGAGCGCGAGCGTGGACACCGAGGCGTTCACCGCCGCACTGCGCGCGTGGGGCGAACGCACGGCCGAGGCCACGCAAGCCGGGGTGAAAGCCGGGGCCGAGATCGTACGCGAAGCGGTCCAGGCCAACCTCGCGCGCTCCACCTACCCGCCCGCCTCCCAGCCCGGCGATCCCCCCGCCTGGCGCACCGGATACCTGCACGACCACGTGTACGTGCGCACGCTCGCGATCGACGCCGGCTGGCAGGCGCGCATCTACCCCTCCACCGTCTACGCCCGCATCCACGAACTGTCCGGCTGGGCCGGGCGCGATCACCGCTCGTTCCTGCCCGCGCGCCCGTACGTGCGCCCGGCCAGCCAGTCCAGCGCACAGGACGCCGCCGCAGCCATCGCCGCCGCATGGCGCAAGGCCCTACCCGGGGGGTGAACCGTGGCCGAAGGCGAGGAGCTGCCCCCGGTCGTCGCGACACTCGTCGGGGACGACGAGTCCTTCCTGGCGATGCTCGAGCGCGACGCCGAACGGGCGCGCGCCCTGGGCGCCGAGATCCAGGACGCCCTGAACGAGGGCCTGGGCGGGGTCAGCTTCTCCGGTTCGCAGATCACCGGCGAAGGGATCGGCGCCGCGGGGGAGGCGATCGGCGAGCAGCTGGCCACCGGGGTCGGCGAGGGCTTCGACACGCAGGTGCCCGACGAGATCGAGGCGACCATCCGGGAGCTGAACGCCCCGCTCGCCGCGTCGATGGCCGAGGCCGGCGCCGAGGCGGGTTCGGCGTTCTCCGAGGCCGCCGTCGCGGAGCTGGAGGCCTGGCGCGAGGCCGTGGCCGAGGCCAGCGGCATGGGCGCCTCGATCCCCGGCCCGGTCGGCGACGTGTTCACGCAGGTGGACGCCGGGGCGATCAGCGCCGCACAGGCCGTCGCGCAACTGGAAGCGTCGATGGACGCCACCGGTCAGGTCGCGACGATCTCGGAGTCTCAGTTCAACGCGGCCGCGGCGGCGCTGCGCACCGTGGGCGCCAGCAGCGGACTGACGATCGAGCAGCTCAAGTCGGTGAGCGTCAGCTTCGCCGACGCGCAGGTCGCGGCCGAGCAGTACGGCACCAGCGAGGCGCAGCTCGCGCTGAGCAGCCGGGCACTGACCGAGGCGCAGGCGGCGCTCGCCGACAGCAACGCCTCACTCGTGCAGTCCTACCTGGTCATGTCCGCGTCCGGCAGCGCCGACCTCGACGGGCTCACGTTCGCGCTGGAAGCGGTGGCCTCCGCGCAGGGCGACGTGACCGCGATGGCGCAGGCGCAGATCGACGCGCTCACGGCCGTGAACCTCGCGGTGATCGAGAACGAGAGCGCGTTCTTCGACGACGAGACCGCGCTGCGCTCCCTCGCCGCGACTGCGGAGATGGCCGGGGTGGAGCTCGACGCGCTCGCGCTCGCGCTGGAGAACGGCAGCACCTGGGTCCTGGACGAAGCCG